AGGTAGCTCTTGTCGGTCGCGTAGGAACTCTTGCGATCCAAGTCACTCAACTTGGGGCGGCAAGCGCAGAGCTTCCTCCGGGGGCTTATATCCAGCGGCTTTCCAAGTTGCTTTCTGGAAATCTTGGGTGGGGCGAGGCTTTCAAATCGCCATATATCCAGCGCCGACTTCGCGAGCAACCGCTCGTCGTTCAGCAAGCCATGGAAGGATTGAATGCAAGTTCACCAAATGCCCTCAAGCACTCCATTTCAAAAGTCGGTAAACTGATTGGCGGATCGGATGCGCTCTACACCGCTGGCACCTATGCGATCGTGTATGATTACCAACTTGAAGAGGCGACCAAACTTGGGTTTTCCGGGGAGGAAGCGGTGGCCTACGCGACCAACATAGCCGAGCGGATCACAGACCGATTGGCGCAGCCGGTTCGCCAAGGATCGCGATCAATTTACGAACTGCTCACCGCGACAAATCCGTTCGCTCGGCTCGGATTTGCATTTGCCAGCGAGGCCCGCAAAAACATTGCGTTGCTTGCCTACACCAAAATCAACCGACCATTTGAAAGGTTCTTTTGGGCGACCACAGGTTTCATGTTTTTGAATTTGGCTATGGGCGCGCTGATTCGGAATGCGTGGAAAGACGCCAAGGACGATGACGACGAGGAATGGTTCGACAAAAAAAATTGGTCATGGAAGCGCCTCTCGCTCGCGGCAGTCACGGAACCATTCCAAGGGTTGCCGGTAGTCGGCGACAAATTTGAAGAGGGGCTTTTTACTCTTGCCGGGGAATACCACCACGCTTCCGATATGCTTTCGCTTGAGCGTGGCGCACGGGGTTTGAAAAACATTCCCAAAATAATGAATGGCGAGCGCGATGTTGAGGAGGTTCTCAAGGATATCGACGGGATCGTCTCGATGATGGGTCTATTCAACCAGAATGCCGCATCCTCTGCCGCACTGACCCACATGGCATCGGACTTTTTTGGTGTCGCTAAAAACGCAACAGACAAGTGATTTTTGACTACGCGATTTTGACTGATACCATTGCCGCATGAAAACAGCACTTGATTACCTATTGGCCCGAGCCGGGGAGAATTCGACTTGGAGGGGCGGGATTCTGATCCTTACCTCGCTTGGCGTAGTGATCGACCCCAGTCTCCAGAACCAGATAGTGGCGCTGGGGTTGGGCCTTGTGGGGGTCATCAACTTCCTACGCAAAGAGAAAAAATGACCCCGGGGAAAGTCGCCGCCGTCATGGTCATGCTTGGCTGGATATTCCTCGCCCTTGCATTTTTGACCTCATGCGTCAGCGTCCCGATCCCGCCTTTCGGCGACCGGGTCGGCGAACTCGGCAAGATCGATGTCAAAGTCGATGTCCGCTATGTCCCCGCCTCCAGCTCCGCCGCACCGGCATCCGCCGCGCATGATTTCGCGTGGAATGAGTTTGTGAACTCCCGAACCCTCCGCGACAAATGACCAAATACCTCGCGCAGATCGCCGCCATAGAAGTCGGAGTCCGCGAGGTCGGCGGCAACAACAACGGCGAGCGCATCCGCACCTACCAAGAAGCGACCGACCTCGCCCCCGCCGCATGGCCATGGTGCGCGGCATTCGTCGATTGGTGCATCCGCGAATGGCTGATGACGCCCGAGGTCACCGCATGGCTCAACCTGCAAAGCAAGACTCCCGAGGAATGGCGACCAAAGACGGCCCTCGCCTACGGGTTTCTCGATTGGGCCAAATCCCGCCCAAAGACCACAATCACCCTCCACGACCGCGACATGGCGCGACCCGGGGACATCGTGGTTTTTGATTTCTGTCATGTCGGCATCGTGGAAAGCGAAAGCGGGTCGCAGATCGTCACCATCGAAGGCAACACCAACGGGCGCGGAGACCGCGACTCCGAATCCGGTGACGGCGTCTGGCGCAAGACCCGCTCCAAAAGTATCGCCAGAAATTTCATCCGAATCCGCCCTGTCGTGGCACTGATTTGAAGGCGTCCCATTTCGGGGCGCGGAAAATTTTTTTTTAAAACCGAGGCGAAAAAGTTATCGCTCGCGTGATGGGGAACAAGTCGAAGAAAAAACGCCTGTGACCGCAGAGGCCCATTTTATCGGCATCTGCGCGTGTCAACACTTTTTTTATGGTAGGGGTTCGCCTTATTGAAAAAATCTTGAAAAAAAGCGTTGACGATATTCAAGTGGGGTGTAGATTGGTTGCAGATTCGGAATGAATCCGAGTCTGGAAACTATGAAGAAAAAAACAAAACACGGCGGGGCGCGTAAAGGCGCAGGGCGACCGGTAGGGTCCGGCACAGGGCGAAAAGCAATCACCAAGTCGGTAACCATGCCGCAACTGGAGTGGGCACTCATCGACGCACAGCGCGGCAACAAATCAAGGGGCGCATACATCGCGCACAAAACTAAAGACAAGAGGAGGGCGATCTAATGGACACGATTCTTCGGTGCATCGGGTATGCGTTCGACTTCCTCTGGATGCTATCGCCGGTCGTGATCTTGGGCTTGCTGACATGGAGGCTTGCACGATGAGCGGGTCATTCGCAATCGCGCTGGCGATCCTCACGCTTGGATCATGCCTAGCCAGCTACAATCTCGGCCAACGGAATATGTATCGCCGGATGCGCGAAATGCAGGAACGCCGCCGCCGCTGGGCGGAATGGGAAGATTTCGAGGACTAAACATCCTCACCACAAGAAAGCGCCCCGAAGGACGGCAATCCAACGGGGCAAAGTTAAACCACAAGAAAAGCAGTAAAACTACAATGAGTAATACACAACTGACTACACAAGTCAACACACAGGTCGCCCTCGGCGATATGCAGGTGATGGCCTCGGCCATCGTGAAATCGGGATTGTTCGGAATGAAGACGCCAGACCAAG